TCTGAAGCTTGTTGAAGTGTAATTCCGTCTGTTATTCCTAAGTTGATTTTTGCTTGTGCGGCTGTAGTCGCACCAGTACCGCCGCGACTAATGGGTGTGGTGTGAATTAAACCAGCCGCACAATCTATGATTTCTTGTTTAATGGCTGCCAACGCATTTATGTCAGTATCAACAGCAGCTAATCTAGAGATTGCCGTTGTCGCCACTGTACCGTCTTCTATGTCGGCTAGTGTCGCAATATCCGCAGATATAGAAGTAAGCGTACTAAAGTTACTTATTTTAGGGCCGAGAATAGGATTGCCCGTACTATCATCAAAACCCAACACATAACCTAAACGAGCAGATTTTGATGGTATATTCATATCAACAGTTACTGGATCAGTGATAGGAGCGGTTAAGGCTCTAGCGTCACGCTCCTCTCTATCAGCCACTTGCATAGTGATTGTGTCAAAATCACCCTCTAAAGCTGTAGCCGTTATATTACCGCCCGATGTATAGACAGACGTTCGAGCCAAAGGAACATCTGAATGAATAGTTACCGTAGAACCGTTTGCCGGGGTGTGGTCATTAGGGCTAGTTTTAAATTTAACTTTTCCTGTGCCATTGGCGTTTAGGCCAGCCGCATTGGAAGCGTCAACTATATCATAATGAGTACTCTCCGTTTGGAGCGTATTGCCTACATGAACTTTAATATCTGATGTATTGTTGACCTGAAAACTAAAACTAAACTCAGTATTAGAACCGTCACCAGTTCCTTGAGTTCGCCTTACCTGATCTAATACACTAAACGTAGCCATTTACCATACCTCACTTTTGGTATTTGTACACCATTTACAAACGTTTGTCACTGCATTGCTTCCTCTAACATTTTCATTAGTTGAAACCGTGATGAACCTTCAACAAACGCCTCTCTAGCTAATTCACGCCTATCTTCTAAAATTGTGTTTAATGATTTGAATTTGTCTTCATCTGTAATTAATGATTGATAATCAGCATCAAGAACTTCAAACAACAAAGAATTAGCTAATGTGCTTGTTGGGTCATAGCCCGTATCTTCTGGCGTATTACCGTTTGCGTCAACGGTATTGATAAGCGTATGAAACTCATTAATTTCTTCATTGTTTAGTTTAACCTGATTAATGCTTTTGTTGTGCTGTGAAAAAGTTCCCATTCCTATCTCACTTAATCTAAGAAGCTCTTGGTCTACTTTAGAATATTTAGCCGTTCTTAATCGTGTAGGATTAAAGTTTTCACTTAAAGTTCCTTGACCTCTTACTATTTCATTGCCCCAAAAATCTAATGCTGGTGGTAGACTATCTGAAAAATATGAGTTTCTAGCTTTAGCTTTTTGTAAACCGCTATAGAAACCTTGCACCCATTTAGGAGCTTCAGTAATTAGCTTGCCAGTTATAGGGTCTTTGCCCGGCGGTAATCCCGTATTGCTTGCAGTTGGGTCGTTCATCCTTTCAAGCATCGCGTGAAAGCTAGATTGTGTCACTGGTGTATACTGACCGTCACTTAAATAATGTGCGGCATAGCTACCTAATCCAAACGTTGAACGGTCTAAATTACCTAATACATTCGTACCAACACCCGCTGAAAGTTGACCTAAATATTGCATCATTCTTTCACCAGCGTCTTCTTTCGTACCTCGGCCCATAGCAAACTCAGACATTTCTGATACACCCTGAAGAAATGGTAAGCTAGACGCATACTCAGCCGTTGCTAAAACATAACCTTTAATAACGGCCGATAGTAAGTTCGGGTCATCTTCGTATTTCATATAGTTTGCTAAGTCTGCACCCATTACAAGCAAAGCCGACATTGGGTCAAATCTACTAAAAGTAAATGTTTCATAAGTGCCGTCAGGTTGCTTAATGCCTATAGATGCTGGGTTGAACCCAGCCGGATCCATAATATTACGTTTGGCGTTGTACTCACTTGGGCCTGTGCCAGTAATAACAATGTTATCACCATATTCGCCACTAGCCATATACAACATCGTCATAGCTATACCGTTGCCTAATGTTAATTTAGCTAGAGCATCGTCTAATTCTTTTCCGCTTATTGGTGTATTCCCGCCCGGCATAATCTGAGTACCCGGTAAGTTTGTCTGTTTTATAGCTCTGTAAACTGGTGACCAGTTTAAGGTTCGGTCAAACGCTTCGTTAATAATATTTGTTGGCGTATTATAAAATGGCACAACAGTTTTGATTAATGGAACACTATTTACAAACGAACCAGCACGACCAAAAAACCCATCAGGCGCACCCTGAAAAGTCATCTTTCGCGCTTCAGTAGTCATCATCTTTTTAATTTCGTCAGGCGTTGTCGTTATTATGTCGGCATATTTTTGCGACGCTAATTCTTTAGCTTCATCTCTACCTATACCTTCACGCCTTGCTGTTGTGTAAGCTATCTGAGATGCTCGGTGCGCTTCTCTGTACAGCACACGACGCATCGTAATAACTTTAAAATACTCATCTTCACTTGCTAGAAACCTTCCCGGTAACCTTGTAGAAATGCCCATTAAATCAACAAACGATTTAAAATAATCACCTTGGGCCATACTTGTTTTAACATCGTTTAAATTGTCGGTGCTTCCTAATGCTCGTCTAGTACGCAAGTCTATTTTACTTACAAGGTCACCACTTTCACCAGTCATCATAGTTCTAGCCATAAGAAGCATAGCATCTTTTTGCGCCATCATAAGACCATGAGCTTCGGCAGCCGCTTCGCCTACATACCTTTGGTCACCTATATCCCCTCGCAAACCGCCAAGAGTTCTTATATTTCCTATGACCCCGGCTAATCCACGTTCTGCTATAGTTTGCACTTGGAAAGCAGCATTACCCGCAATGTTTACGATATGCGTAGAAGGGGCAGACAAAAGAGCATTAATATAATTCTCCATTGCAAAATCCCAAGACTTTGAAACAAAACCTTTTTCTGCATATCTGGCTCGTTGCATTGGTGTAGAAAGCTGTAGAAAAGTATGTAGGTGGTAATCAACTAAACCATCGTCAGCTTCCCGTACCCATGTATCTAAACTTTCTGCATAAGCGGATACATCTAAATTTTCTAGCTTTGCTATAGAACTTACAACGCCTAAACCTCTACCATATTCAGATACATTACCAGAAACTTGTGCAGCTAAATTAGATTGCACAGCCGCCATAACTTGTAGCTTTTTAAATTCTGTTTCTCTAGTTTGACGGTCTAAACTGCGATAAGCCTTGTGCGCTCCATACTGTAACTCTTTACCAAATTTTATAAGCGTTAAAATACCAGCTAATACATCCTCTGCTGGAAGTATTTCGCCCGGTTTTCTGTTAAGAAATTTTACTGCAATGTTTTCAAAACCCGTTGCGTTTGCCATTGCAACCATAGCGTCCATAGACTGCTTGTCTCTTTTAAGATGCTTAAACAAAGCTTCATTGTTTTTCTTGATGTTTTCAAAAACAGTTGTTGGGTTAAAGTCATCTGTCGTTCCATCAAATATTTGACCGATACGCCCAAGGTTTAAACCCGGCTCAAAACCACCGTCACGCAAAACATTATTCAACGCCTCAACGTCGGTATTGTCTAAACCTTTAATTACGAGAGAACCGCCGGGGCCGGGCGTTATGTCTTCATCTGGCACTAAATTACCATAGGCTTTATTTTCAGCATTTGTTACTGACTTGGTTATAAACTCAACTAATTCACGATAGGCTGACATTAGATACCCTCTTGCTCATCATTATTAGACGCTACCGATTTTGCTGTTACAGCTACTGGCCCAACAATGCCGTATTTTTTCATAATGCTAATCAGCTTGTCGTCAAAAATAACGTAGTTGTTGGGGTCAGAATCAGAGACTTGACCTATGGCAGCATCCTTGCGATTTGCCTTATATTTAATGCCTTTAACACCATATTTATCAAGCAACTCTTCAGCCGCGTTATCTTTGCCTCTAAACACAGCCCAGTTGTTTAGAAAATAAATTACGGACATATCACCTTTAAGCATTGCTTCTTTAGCTTTGTTAAGCTCAGAAGGTTCAAAACCTAGATTAGCCGCATCGCTTTCATTTAGTTCAGTTTCAACAAGTTTTCTCAAACGCTCTTGAACAAATTGGTTTTGTTGTCCAATGGGCTTGTCGTAATCTAAAAGTTTATCTGGCGTTACATCAAGCGCAACTTGGTACACTTTTCCTTCTTTTTGATCAGAGCCAAATGAACGCCTATAAAACAGCGCAATTTCTTCTAAATCAGAAAAATATAAACCATTACCAAAAGCCGCTTCACCTGTTCCAGTTCCTACTTTTTCAAGTTTAAATTCATCAAAATCGTTTTTAGAACCACTAAAAGCTATTATGCCCGGCTCTTTTTCAGTAGGTGCTTTAAAGTCTGCAATGTTGCCAAGGTTGCTCCCAACCGTAGGCATTTCACCCGGTTGCGTTATTGTATCCGTAACAGTTGACAATTTGTTACGAATTATTTCAACCGCACCTTCGTCAGAACGTACAATTTTAAAACCATTAACAATAAGGTCTATAGGTAACGCAATCCCAGTACCCTCTAAAGCTTGTTTCATTCTCGCCGTTAATCGCTCTTCAGCAGAAGCTTCCTCATCAACTTTACTATCTAAGAAATCAAGAACTGCATTATCTAAACCAAACTCTTTTAAAAGCGTAGAAAGGTTACCTTCTTCTGGGTCAAACAGTGCGTCAGCAAAACCACCACGCAACATTGTATTAACGTACCCAACACCACGGATAGGGGCGGCAATCATACCCGCACCAAACTGAACCAACCCACGACCTAACGCCTCAAGGCCACTGTCTCCCTGTGGGACTTTAATACCAAGCTCTTGCAAGCCAGCATCAAACATTTCATCTAATCTAGGCGCACCCTCTGGCTTTTCTCGCGTATACTCAATGCCATCTGGCCCCATCGTTAAATAACCAAGACCACCAATTTTTTCATCAATGGTTTGACCAATATCATCGGCTAAACCAACAACGCCTGTCACTGCATCTTGTACACCACCAGTTATTGCTCGACCCGCTGCTTTTGCTGTATTTGCTACATCTTGCCCATCAAACCCAAACATTTCTTTGGTGGTGTTTCTAGAACGCATATTAGCAACCTCAACGCCCGTTGATGTAAAAACCAAATCGTGCATAGGGTTTTGTCTTACGCTATGAGACTGTCTTCTGGCTTCAAGAATATCCATTATAAAGCCTCTTTAATTTTTAAAATTATAGCGTCAATTTCTTTGTCATCAAAATCTAACTCGCCCGGCAATCCTTGTTTCTTTGCAAGTAATGCCTTGAACCCCTCAAGCGTTGATATTGCCGTATTAAAATCACCTAATTCTAAATTTAATTGGCCTTGTGTATTTATAAGATTAATAAATTTATTTGCCGCAACAACTTGAACATTTTTGACAGCCAATTCTATGTCATCATTAAATTGATTTATGAGAGTGTTAACAAATTCACGCGCTTCAAAATCTTGGTCAAGCCTTTTGTATGTTAAGGCTTCATTTTGTAATGCGCTTACAAGTTTTTGAGCTAAAAAAGATTTATTATAATTTGGGTCATCTTTATCAAGTAATTGATAATTTAAAGGCAATTCCATTTTACCAAGCAAAACTTCAATAGCTATTTTAGTTTCTTCATTCGCATAAAATTCTGCTAGTTTATAAAATTTATCTCGGTCAGCTAAATTTAAATTAAGCCAATGTTTATCAACATCATCAAAACCTATGTTAGACCGTAACCCTTGGAGATAGCCACGAGAACCAGCGTCACTAATAGCTGGTGCAAGTCCAGCCTCTAGATATTTTGTTCTAAGTTCTTCAGCCCTAACTTTATCAAATTTGTATAGCTGGTCATAGTTTTCTTTAAATAGCGTGGCATCACCTTCGTTTATAGATTTAAGCATAGTAGCTGCGTAACCATCGTTAAGGTCACTTTGTTCCGCGTCTTTAACGGCTTCTTGCTGCGCTCTAGCTGCTAACTCGTTACTTCTAAAGTTACGGAGGTTTTGCGCTATCTCAGCAAATGATAAATCATTATTTTGTAATATAGATATTGCCGCTTTAGTTTTTACATCAAGCCTTGAGACATCTCCCCGTGCTATGTTTCTAATTAAAGCATCAGGGTTTTTTAAAGTAAGTATATTGTCGTTTACAATTTTAGTTGCTGAAGCAACCGACTGAGCATCCCACGCAGAACTCCAACCTTTTATCTCTGAAGGGCTAAAATCTCTAGCTTGCATTTCAGAAAGCTTATTTGCTTTCAATGATGTTAGTGTGTCAGCATCAACAAACTTTGCTTCAATCTGACCGTTTGCATCTAAACCAGTAAGATTAACTTGTAGCAATTCATCCATGTTTTCTAAATCTAATTGAGCCGAAGCCATCCAAGACGATTTTGCTTTTTGTTTTTGATTTGTAATGTATGAACTGTGGTAGCTTGTGTATTTACTATTTGCACTCAAAGCTAACTTAGCTTTCATGCTCCTAGCCATAGAAGGAACGCTTTCATCAAAAGTTGATGAGTATCCTTGAATAATTGCATCTAGCTTATCTTGGAGGCCAGCCGGGTTAGCCTCTCTCGTTTCAAAGTCTAATATAGCAGCATTCATTTCTTGTTTTGCAGCAAGCTCTAACTCAGAAGCTACAACCGTTGCCGCAGCTTGTCGGGCAGCACGACCATATAATGTATTATTATTACCGGGTAATTTAAGTTCTTCACCTGTTTCTCTAGCTGCTTGTATTTGCTCCATAGTAGGAGCGTTAGCCGCTCCGTACTCTTCACCTTGTATTTTAGCTTGTATACGAGTTTGTTCTGCAAAGAAGTTAGTCATACGGTTTAGGGACTGCTGTAGCTGACCCATGCCACGCTCAATCGCTTGAGCTTCAAACGCTTGTGCATCAGGTATTCTAAGTGCTACCCGGCGTCCTTGATATCGTACACTCTCTGCCATTTTATTTACCAGATCCACCGCTAGCACCGCTACCACCCGGTATTATAGGTAAGCCACTTGCCATGACATCACCCGCAGTAGTAGCAACGTTAGCAACCGCCGCTACTTTGGCATATCTCACAGCGGCATCTCCAGCTAATCTAGCCGATTGAGCATTAGATTCACCGCGTAAGATTGCGCTCTCAGAATTTAAGTTAAGACTTCTTATATCCATACCAGCCATTTTCATTGAGTTGAGGTTAATTAAATCTTTCGTTTCCATTGCCGCGTAAGGGTCTAATCCACCCGCAGCACTTCGAGCAACGGAACTAGACATTGCAACAAGTAATTCTTGCATACGCTCATTGCCTTCTTTTTTGTAATTAACAGCATCAGTACGAGCTTGAATAACTTCGTTTCTAGCTTTGATTTCATATTGAACCTGTTGAGCTTGTGCTTGACGTATTTGTGCAAGGCCACTCAAAGCTGATCCTATCATTTGAAAAATTGGTGCGCTCATTGTCCGGTACTCACTTTATAATCTAGACTTAAAACTGTCATAAAGAGAGGTTGGTTTTGAGAAATTGTGACCTGTCCACCTAATGAATAACCAGTCAACCCCTCTAGTGTTTTGATGCCCGTAAATGCAACAACTCCACCAGAACCCGAAACAGTTTCTTGTGTTGGCACTTCTTGCCCCGCCACGGTCAGGTTTTGGGTTTGATACATAACCGGGCTAACTTCTAGAATACGCCGAAGAGTTGATTGCATAGAGCCTGTTGGTAACCGTAGCTCAACAGGCTGGGTCGTTACCTCAACACTAAAATTTAAACCAACTTCAACATATGAACTAGCAGTTGCGGCTAGTGTTACGTTGCCAGAGCTTACAGTTTGATTAGTATCAACTATATCATCTCGAATGACATTAACGGTTTTACCCTCTAAGTGTGAAAGACTTCCCGCTGTAGTGCTACCCGGCAAAGATTGGTCTGGACTTGTTGCCCCTGAAAAATACTGAATTGCTGAGTCTGTTGTTCTGTCGTCGTCAAATACTTCTAGATAGTATTTTGTAGCACCACCTATAGTTCTTTTTACAACTGTGTAGATTGTGTCTAAATCTACACCTACATCACAAAAAACACCGTCAGTCGTCCATACAGCCGGGGCGACAATTTGTTGCGCTCTATTAAGCATATAGGCTGTGATTGTACCCGCTAGCCCAACAGACGCCGCCCTATAGCCCGTCGTCGTTGTGCCGTTGACGATCATCAACAAATCACCCTCCGTGGTATCGGTGGCATTTCTCAAAGCCATACGCTGCGGATCTAGGAGTAGGTGAGAGTTTAACAACGAGACATTGTTAGCCACATAGCTTAATTCTACGTCACTAAATAACATTTCGCGTAGAGCTTTTCCCTGACGTTGAATAAATAACGTGCCGCCTTCAGCAGCTTGTGGTCTTATACCAAACTTAGAACCTCGACGGGTTGCTGACTTTACAGTTATGTTTGATGGTGTAATAGGATCAAGATCCGCTTGAGGAACAAAAAACTCTGCACCAGACGTAAAGATTTGCAAGTCACGCCCAGAACGTAAAGCCGTTATAGCGTTCACACTATCAGTCGTAAGCGTTACCTTGATAGCGTCATCATCTAAGCCCTCGGCGGGCTTGAAGTTAAAAAAATCACCGACTTTTGACCCGAATAAGGTAGAGGGTTCAGCAGCAGAACCGCCGAAGTATAAGCGTCCTTCGTGAAAGCTGCACGTTCTTGGATGACCTCTTGTTGAGCTAAAAGCATCCTCATAGCCCGTTTCTAGCTCCCAATCTCCATTAGCAATAGCTGTTGTGCCAAAGAAAGGTATTTCTGTAACAGCCTCTACAACAGTTCCAGAGTTTTGTTTAGTTATTCTAGCTCGACCAAAACCGTTTAAAACATTGATAAACTGATCAACGTGCGAAGAAGTAAATACACTTGAGCTTGCTGTTATTGTTATAGCACCCGTAACAGCAGAAGCCGTAATTGTTCCCGCTGGGTTTGAAGTGCTAAGAGTAAAACCAGATTTAGGTTTTTTTAAGCTGAGAGTTGAGGCTGTCCACGTTGTATTGTTTGCCCCTCTCAAAATTTTAAAAGGTTCAAAGTTCTCATTTACTATAATTAACGTATCAGCGGATTGAGTAAAATATGTTTTATCCATATCTATTGACCCGCCGCCGAACAGCGTACCAACATTGAAATCTAAATAGCTATTGCCTGAGCCGTTGATGTTTGTAAGCAATACCTGATCTGCAAAAAATCGAAATCTAATTGTTGTTGATGCATAGACACTTGCAACAATCATAAAGTTTTGTGTTGTGCTAAACTCAAAGGGTATAAGCAAAACACCTGAAGCTGGATTATCAGCAGTTATATCTAGTAAAAATCTTAGACCGGGCCGTCTAGAAAATCCCCCTTGAGGTTCAAAAAGCACATTATCAGCTATAGCCACACTTGAATAATACTGTTGTAAGTCAGTACGACCACGCAGTAGCGGGTCCATTTCCCCACCTGTGAAACTTGCTTGATATGCTTTGAATGAACTCAACCACGAAGCTCCGTCAACATATAATCACTGATTACTTGAGGTGTTTGCCCCGCACTATCAATACTTACGGCCTGTCTAAAATAACCGCCACGCATACCCTCGGCTGGGGAGCCTAACGCTATTCCTCTCCACAAATCAGATTTAGCAGATTGATCTGTAATTGTTTCAGCCAAATGCCACGCAAGCTGATAAGCTAGGAGTGTTACAAAGTACGTCGGCATATTACCTTCACCGATGGACTTTTGATAATCTATTGTGATGGATGTTTCGTCTGAAAATAAAACTGCGCCACCCGTGCTAGACTGACCAATTTCCCAATTAGTTATAAGAGGAGAACCCGCCGTAGTACTAGCTCTTACCGCTCGAGGTACACCCGTGAGCATGTCAGAGGGTAAAGTAAACTGATACGTCCACTCAGAGGTCGGCGTGGTAACTTGTCTCGTTAATGTGGATTTAGCTACAGTAAATGACCAAGAATACATTGCTAGGGTTGAAAGCTTTACTTCGTCATATATAGCGTTACAAGCAGCCGCAGCCGCTGAACCATCCGTAAAACTAGTAATAGAATTAGCCCCAAGGAAAATAAGGGCTTTGTTACATATACCTACGTTGGTATCGCCAGAGGCCATAAGTGTCTCCTTGAGTTAGGGAAGGGGGCGTAACCGCCCCCAACCAGATTAGTCCGAGTCGGTCATTGCAACCGTTGTGCCGTCAGTTACGTCAACAACGCCCGCAGCGTTGCTAGCAACCATAGCAATCGACATTGTAGGCGTGTTATTGTCATAGACAAAAATCACATCACCGACTGCCAAAATTTCAGAAGCATCATTGAAGTACCCTTCCGAATTAACAGTGGCGATAGTATCGGCTGATGTGTAAGACCACATAGCTGAGTTACTACCTTTTTTTGATTGACCCCCAATAGGGTTTAGACCTGTTACTGCGTATGCCATGTTATCTCTCCTTACTCTGCACAGACAACATCAACGAGACCGTCAACATCTATAACGCCACTGCCCATTGAGAGCATTGCAGTTACAAGAAAAGACGTTTTCTCAGGGATGTAGTTGATTTCTGTTTTTGGAGCGATACCAACACCAACACCGATTGCTGAACGATGGAAAGCAAAACAAGTTCTATCAGCCGTTGCTAACGGTAAGCCACCTTCATCTCGGTCACCTACAATATGGAACTTAAAACCTAGCATGGAATCAACGCTTCCACTTACTAAATTTTGGACCGTCTGAAAGTCACTCGAAATCGCACGTTCATCACCGAGCAAACCAGCTAGGTTATTAGCATGAATTACAAAGTGACGATCAGTTGCTGGAACGTTTTTCGCATCCAAAGCTTTTTTCGCCGCTAATATTTTACCAACGTTCAAGTTTGATGATGCGGCTGAACCAGAAGTCACAACAGTTTTAGCCACTGTTGATCCCGCTGATGCGGCATTTAGTGCATCAATAATGATTTGGTCTTCGCGGCGTCCGATAGCATTACCAACAACTTGAGCCAACTCTTGACGTTCGTCAAAGTTAACTTTTTGCTGATTAAATATATCGCTGTACTCAGCAGCCACATAGTCAGTAAGACTCACGTTTACCTGTGAAAAACCTGAATTTATTGCGACAACATCGGTCTGGGGGACCCTGACTGATGCAGTTCCTTTACCAACTTTTGGGAATTTTACAGTGTCCCCAACAACACCTGTGCGTGTACGCGCAGCCCCACGGAGAACAGCAGCACCTTGATATGCTTGATGAACTTCCGCTTCAAATAGCTGAACGAACGCTGGACTTAGGTTCGTAGACATTTCTAATAGCTCCTATATTGAACCAGTTAAATTTGTCGCCGTATTAGGTTGTCGGGAGTTCCGGCCTCTGGCTTCGTGGATACGTCCACGCCCGTTAGATTTCTCTAAACCAGACAGGCCATAAGGTTATCTGTCACGCATAGGATATACTACAAGCTGTAGCTTGTAAACATATTAGATGCTAGGTGTGGTATTTGTACATATAAAAAGCCCTCGCTTGGAAGACTGAGCGAGGGCTAGTGTCAGGAGAAAGCAGTGAAAACTCCTGTGTTACGGCTACAGACTAGCCGTATCTTTGTTCAAACTCTTTTTCTACTGCACGAGTAAATGCCGGGTCGTTACCATAACGCGGATCAGCCATTTTACTTTGCACAGACCGTTTGAAATCATCTTCGCTAACACCAGATTCAGCAACTTCTGCAACTGGTATTTTGGACATATCTCCAGTCATGGATCGTACTTTTTGCATAAGTCTTTGCCCGACCGCAGTACCGCCCCAGAAATTCAACTCTTGTCTTTCAGCCTCAGAAATAATCCCTTTGCGCTCCAAGCCATCAGCCCAATCAATATTGGATTTTAAAATAGCATCAGCGTTAGGGCCAAGGGCTTCACGTTCTTTAGCCGTGTCTATCTCCACTTGTTTCATATCCTCACCAGCCATACCAGTAATAGACCCAGCGAGTTCATCAAAGGCCGCTTGATTGACCCCATATTTTTGCGCCCAGTCTAGATACGTTGAAACAAGAGGGTCATCAGCCTCGTACCCCGCAGAAGTTAGAACTTCAGTATCGTATTCTTTCGGGGCTTTATGTTGACCTTGAGAAAACTTTTTTTGTAACTCTTCATACGATTTAACAATGTTTTCTAAGTCCGGGCCTTCTTTTTCGTCCCAGAACTTTTCGGGAAACCAGTCGGGCCTGTCATATATTTCAGGCTCTTCGCTTTCTTCTGTTGGCTCTGCATCTACACGATGCTCTATGGTTTCACCTTCTTCTACCGCTTTTTCTTCTTCTAAAGCTGTTGCGGCCATCAAACCATCGGGGGCCGCTACTTCTTCGGTTGTCCCTTGGGCTTCTTGGTTGTCACTCTCGCTCATTCGCTCGTTTTATCCTTTGCTCAATTTCACGCACTAAACTATTCTGACCTTCCCGTGCGTATCCAAAAGAAGGGTCAGCACCCGGCAACCACGCTGGTTGATCTACAGTAATTGTACGCAAATGCTCTAAAACCTTTTTACCAGCCTCAGAGTCAAAGCATCTTTTAAACTGAATATCTATATCCCGCTGTGCGCTATTGGGCATTTCTAAATGTGTTACTGAAGAATCTACTCCATCCCAGCCGGGAGAGTTGATACTTCGAATACGTTCTGCTTGGCTCATTGCATTTGTTCCTGTTCTCCTTCAGGCGGCAATACGCCTTGTTGCTGCGCTGCCATCTGTGCCATCTGCATCATCTCTTCTTGCATTTGCATACGCTCTTGTGGCGTCGTTCTAAGTGAAGCCGGGATACCTAACTGATCGGCTAAATAATCACCCACTTTGTCCATTCTCAATAATGTTTGTCCCTGTGGCCCCATCATCTGAGATATCTGCATAAACTGCATAACCTCGTTGAGCTTGTCCATGTTAGACGCCATAGCCAAAGGTGACTGAGGTATAACGCTCACTTGTAGCCCGTTTACCTTTAGAGGTAGCTCTATCATGCCCATTTCATCCATAAGCTCTAAGCTACGACGCACGATTGGAAACATAGTCTCGCTAATCAATCTACCGAAAGCACTACCCAGATTTTGAGATAACTCTTTCATCCTTTCGACGATCTCTGTAGCTGACCGAGCCGACATATTATCAGGCGGCAAGCTTTCGTCTAGCAACGTTTTCTTGATGTTTATACGCAAGTCATTGCTTACAATCTGTGTGAGGTTGGCGTCGCCCGAGCGGGGTAGGGGTTGTAAGGATGGTCCTCGAGGTCCACCGTTCGAGCTAACGCCTATTACTGCGCCCGGCACGATGCTTATTGTCTGGGGATTTAAAACACCATCATCAACCGCAGTAAACACACCACCAATACTAATGCTGGCGTTTTTCAAAGTTAATTCAACAACTTTGTTCAATGTCTTAATGTCGGGTAGAGCGTATAGCACGGGGCCACGACCATACCGTTCGTTACTCGCTTTCATGTATCTGGAGATAACCCAAGGAAAAGATTTGAGTTCACGGTGTAATAGCTTGAAGTCCTCTTCGGCTGTAATCAAGCAATAGTGTATTTGATTATCTAAGGTATAAGTAGCCTCAATCATTTCCAATGGCTGCGTCGGATCTTCTTCATATTTTTTTACAATATGGTCAGGAATATTTGCGTCAGGCCATTCGCGCTGAATAACGTTAAAAGGCCGCTTGAACTTACGATATACCGTATCAACCGTACCGTTTGGCCCTTCTTCAAAAGAAATATGATAACTTGGAACAGCGGTATATCTTATAGGTGTTATCTCATCTCCCGGCTGTATGAGCATGACCGCCGTGCCTACTGCTAAATCCAGTAGAAATTCACCCATAGCAAGATCAAACCCAGATTGCGCCATAACGCCAAACATTTTTTCCGTATAAAAATCTAAAGCTTGTTGAGCTTCTATTTTATTTTCTTCGGGTATTTCTTGGCCCGGCTGAAGCCGACACCACGGACGTTGTGGTGGGAACAGGGAGGATTGTATACGGTTTGCAAACCGGGCCGTTGAGTGGATAGCCGTGCTATCAAACACCCTTTTCATTTTATTTTGACCGGGAACATTACCCTCGTAATAACCGTCGTACAGGTTACGCATAGGCAAAGCATATTCATAAGCTTCTTCGTAAATAGACCTCCACTGGTCTTTATGCGTTTCAGCCCTTTTATATCGCTTTTTTATTTCTTTGACGTCTAACATTACTTGCCAACCTTTTTCATTGCTGCGTTGTGAGCTTGGGTAAACGTCTTTCCTTGTTTACCCATAAGGTTACGCATCATTCGCATATGTCGTTCGGTGTGATGCTTTTTGTGTTTTCCAAGCGTCTTTTTTTGTCTTTCTGTTAAGCTCATGCTTGCTTGTGCCTCTCTGCAAAATTTCTAGCAGCTTCTTCACTACCAAAGCCCCAAGCCTTTAGAGCTAGAGCTTTTCTTGTGGGCCTACCTTTTTCATCTTTCATTGGCCCCTTCATGCCAGCAAATCTTGCCGCGAATGAAACCCGCCTCGGGTTTGTTCCAGTTTTAAGCTTGCGACCCATGCCAAGAGCTTTTCGCCCTTTTTCGTTTAAGCCACCTTCTTTACTTTGAAACGCCTTTTTTACCATATTTACTCGCCATCTTTTTGCGAAGATTGTTTGTCTTGCTGTTCATTTTCTTGCTCAATGGCTTCTTGCCTTTTTTTGCCCCGTACATCATGCACCTCGTTGAATTTAGGGTTTCGTATATATTTTTTCATTAGCCAGACCTTGGGTTACGTCCTAACGTTGTTTGTAATGAATCTGCTGTATTTCGACCTTGCGTCCCGGCGGTAACACCTTCAGCCATCAATCTACGAGTTCCACCAGTTACACGCGAACTAGCTTGTGCAGCTATACGCTTACCTTTATCAATTCGGTCTTGTTCCGCTTGAATCTCTTGTTCTCGTAAATTTTGCTCGACCCTTGGATCAGGTGGTGGAGCTTTAGGTTTTTTAAAAAGACCGCCCATTAGAATAACCTCGAATAAATTTTGTAGTCACTACCATCAGGCCCATACCGTCGCATGGTCCCCTCGTATTCAAAGTAACACCTTTCAGCCCATTTGACTGCTGGAACGTTGTCAGAATGTATTATGAACTGTAGCCTTTTTATTCCCATTCTGTTCGCTGCTAGCTCAAAAAACTGCAAAGCGGTGCGGTGGAATGACAACGTTTTTCGACCTATGTGCTTTGAAGGAATAAGCCATGCTTCAGCACTGCCCTTCCAATACTCGTAGATCCCAAACATTGCATAGACTTTGCCCTCACCGATCCCGGTATAAGCAACCCCCGCATGGGCGTACTGGCTAAGAACAGAAAGATAATCTTCGTGTTGAGCCGCAATCTTTACATCAAAGTCATTGAGGTCACACATCAGGTAGTGAGCCGGGGACCAGTTAACCAATTTATGTCGAGGATAATCAAGCGGCATGACTCGATTGAGTTCTTCAGTCGAAAACATTGAACTCCAAAACCTTCGCTTGCGTCGTCGCTACACGACCGCGAGTAGGGGCCTTAGTCATAATCCTATGCTCAGAACCTAGCAAACAATACCCCGCCGCATCTCCAACGTGGCTGTGTTCGTTTTTGTTCGGCGTATCTCTAAACCGTTCTTGCCCCGCACCAATCGCCACACGCTTAAAGTGATACCCACCAGCTAAAGCTTTGCGTAAACGATTGCATTTACGACTAATTAAAAAACCGGGCTTACCATCTATCAACCTTCCCATCGGTATCGCCAAAGCTTCCCGCCGAGTTCTAAACTCGTTCGTCGCCGTAGGTCGGGCTAACATTCCCAAGGTTTTTAAATGATCAAACGCCGTAGTCTCAAATATCTGATCACGCTGCATACCCGCCGGGTCACCCCATATCATCGTTTCATATCTAGGAAACCGCGCCTCTAACTCGCTCTTGAGCATCTCCGCAAACCTATTTAGCCCCATGTCAAACGTCACAAGCTCATGCAACACATGCCATCTACCGTTCCCCATTTTCTGAGCAAAGATAGCCGCCGGGGTCAAACCAAAGTCCAAGCCAATATGCACAGGCAACTCCGGGTCAGGCTCTAGGTCAGCCGCCATCAAACTATCGTTGTACTCAGGCCAAACAGGTCTGCCCTCCTGAACAAACGTATACTTGCCTTGAGCATAGCACTGAATCCAATCTAGGTTCTTACCACCCAGAAGCTGCTCATAGTATCCCGTCGGTAAATTCTTGACGTTTTCAGCCTTGGGGTTGGTTCTCCACCATCGACCCGCTTGATGAATAAACCCTTGAGCTTCGGGCATAGTGTCGGGCAATTCATCAATGCCTACTTCCACAACACCACCGGGCTGCTTAAAAAAATCCCACGCATACTTACCACGGGGCTTTTCCTTCTCAGCCAAGCGATACCAGTAATGGTCATCATCCATTGGATTAGAGTCCATAATGACCCCATGCCAAGTAGGTCCACCGTCAGCCTTGGTCGGGAAACGTCCAACCCTATGCGTCAAACCATCAATAACCGCTTTAGGTAACTCCCTAGCCTCATTAACCCAAGCTCCCGTCAACTCCAAAGACAACAGCTTCCTAACATCCTTCGGGTCATCTAAAGCTAAGAAGATAACCTCGCAGTCAATGCCAGCCGCACCATCACGAGGCGGTAACTTAATATGATGACAAATCGGCGGCGAATACTTTACCGGACCCCAAACGTGTTCAGGCATCAACTCTAACCAAGTCTTCAACGTCGTCGTCCTCAACATAGGGTTGGTATTCCGTACAATCGCAAACCTCGTGTACTTAATCCCATCCCTTGGACTAGGCTTCTGCTCAATAGCCCTGCGCCATATTTCCGCGCAGCAAGCGTAACTCTTACCACTCCCCACAGGCCCCATAATCCCACGAACAAAACCCTTGCTCTTGAAAAACTTCGCTATCGTAGGCGACGTAGAAAAGTCCAACTTCATGCTGCTAGGTATCTCACTCATCACCTTCCTCCCTTGGCATCACCATCTCAATGCTCACCACACCCGGCTTATCAACCTCCTTCTCGTTATCCAGTAACCCAGCAGACTTCGCCAACATCTGACCAATCCTTACCTTGTCAATCATCTCAACCTCCACTTGCTCACCATGCCGAGTAGGAGTAACCTTGATCTTACGAATAGCCCTCAAAGCATTCTCAGGAATATCGCCCACATCCTTCAAGTCCACACTCGTAGAACCATCCGAACGATGAACAATATCCACCACATCCGTCACCTTCGCAGAATACAAACCCAGCAAGTCCATCGCTAACTCATCGCGTTGCTCATAAATTATCTTAGAACCACGCAACCGCTTCGTAATCCCCCGTGTAGCAAACGGCGTTACACGGGGAACCTTCGGCTTACTAGAAGGGGATTTCGTCATTCGATAAACTCACATCATTAGATTCAGGCTTAGAAAAAGTACCGCTAGCACCCGCTTCCTCTCGCGGCCTCTGCTCAAATACATTCATCCAAACCTCACCCCTCTCATTAGGCAACGGTAAAGCATCTAACTTAATGCTCTCCTTCCCATCATCAGACACAAACTTAACTCCAAGCTTCTGCCAGTACGTCTTCCCTTCCTTGCCCTCACGGGGCTGAACTATGTCCATTACTTTAACCATTTACTTCTCCATGTTTTTTACCAAAATATTTCTGAGTGACCCCTATACTACGCGACAGGGGGCGGGGGGGCATAAGGTGCCTTTTTTGCAACGCACACCCCCCCTTGTCTTGTTGTACAAACACTAGCCGAACGTCTGGGCTTTGTACAATTATCTTATTCGCATCTTGTTTGTTAAGTGTTTTATACGCTCCTCTGCTGTTTTATCTTTCTTGTTGTTTTGCTTACGCGCAATGAAATACTGCAATGATACTGGGTGCTGCTTGTTATTCTTTACCAACCAATCCAATACATACCCGGCTTCCTTGCCAAAGCTATCGACAGTGTAGCCAAGCTGATACAGTTGCTTTGCCAAGTCCATCTGTCTCAAGTCATACACCCAACCCTTTCCATATCTCGTCATTATCTCCGCGCTGAATCGTTCGCATAATCTTTTACAATCAATATCATTTATCTCTTTATCTATCGTTCTATGTAAGTCTTTATGAACAAGCTGTGGCTTGTGGGTTTGCACAAGCTGGGGCTTGTA